ATTTCCACCGGAGACATTGATGGCGTTCGTAACCGTTCCTCCGACGAGTTGTCCGAATAGCCCGTAAAAGAAACCGCCGCCGCCGCCGCCGCCACCACCGCCGCCACCAGCGTTGCCGGCTGCGCCATTGCCTCCCAGGCCACCATTGCCCCCGTAGGCACAATAGACGTTTTGGCTGCCGCCATTACGCTTCCAAATGGAAGCGGCCACATACAGCGTGGAGGAACTTCCGCCAGGTCCCCCGCCACCGCCGCCGGCATTGGTGCCGTCCCCGCCGCCGGAACCGCCCGCCACACCGGGGCCACCCTGCGCGAACACGGGATAGTTTAGGTTGTTGCCCAACACATAGGGCATCGCGCTGCCGTTCCATAACGGAAACAGATACTGAAGCAGCGCAGAGGAATTGTTGGCGACTGGTGAACCGCCGGCATTGCTGGTGCCAGATACCCCCCCGACGCCGCCGATGCCGCCATTCGAGAACGTGGCTCTGAGGGTGTATTGGGCATTGGCCGTTCCCGCTCCCGTCGTGCCGGTCGCGGCGACGGCGGCGAGTGTTTGGTTGATGGCAAGCGTGCCGATGTTCGGATTGCCGCCACCCCCGCCACCGGTCGCACCAGATGCGGCGCCCGCGTTGCCCCCGTTCAGGTTGATCGGACAGGACGACGTGGCACCCGACGTGTCCAGGACATTTTGGACACGAATCGGATAACCCGCCGCGTAGATGTTGCCGGACCCACTCAGCGTCAGGCTGGCGTAGTCCATCTCGCGAGAGATCACGACAGTTCCGCTGCTGATTGTGACGTTGCCGTCGACGCCGGGGCCGAAGATCGCCGGGCTCTGCAGCGCGACATTCTGTGCCGGCTGCGTTACGGCCGCATAGATGTGCGGAGCCAGAACGACAAGCTGCGCCGCGAATATCGCGAGCGCCAGGCCGAGCCGGCGCATCACGCCACCGGTCAGCCGATCAAGCTTGCGCATTACCATTGATGCAGTGCCACCTGACACCCCGATTTCCCATAGACCCTTATCCGCCCCGCATGCGGCATCCCCGCCATGTCGAAGGAGCCGCCCTGGCCACCCTGAGTGAGCGCGAATCCCAACGTCCCGATCAGAAGGTTGTTGCCGTTGCCGTCATCGAAGGCCACGACAATCCCGTTGATGCCGACCCCCGACGCCGGCGCGCAATCCGTTGCGGTATCCTGCACCTGCACCAGGTAGCCGACCCGCGCAGCGTTGGCGAAGAGCGTGCCGAGCAGGTTCAATCCACTCAGAGAAGGCGGCGAGCTACTAGCGTCGCTTCCGGAATTGATCGTTCGTCCCTGCGCGTCAGTCGCGGTTTGTGCGCGCGCCGTGGCAATGGGCAGCAGCAGTGCTGCCATCAAACAAATCCAGCGCATCCCAGTCTCCGTTCAGGTGGTATTGGCCAGTCGCCCCGTGATCAGCCGGTGATCGCGATCGAAGCTGCGGGCAATGTCCCGCTGCTGGTCGCGATGATCAGGTCCAGCACCGAGACATGGTCGGCGATCGCGGTGGCGAACGTCTGGAACAGTGAGGTCGTCGGGAAGGTGCGCGCGACGCCGGTCACGTCGACCCATGGATACGTCGCCGCGCCACCAGGAAATTTCCCATTCGTCAGGATGTAGGCGCTGACCGCGGCCATTTTTCCCTGTGACACCGGATCGATCGCGTATGACCCATCCATCGCCGTCGTGCTGGTGAAGGTCACCGCGACAGGAACACTAAGGGCTGCAGTCGCCTCGGCAATCAGATCTGGCGTGGCAGGGTTGTGAGCCGCATACACCGCCTCGACCGCGGTGACCTGCGCGGAGGTTATTGCAGACCCGAATGTGATCGTCCCGCCTGGTTCCCAGGCAAAAGGCAGCCCCAACAGTCCGGCCGCCTGCAGCTCGTTTGCGAAGTTCGGCCCAATGGCCTTTGTGTCGGACATGAATCACCCCGAAATGGAAGCGTCTAGCTGCCAGCCAGTCGCTGTTGTGGGAGTAGGCGGATAGGCGTTTGCCCATGAGCCGGTGCCAGTCGTGTTCACGCCACCAAGAAGGGTGGCATAATGATACCCTTCCGAAAGAAGGCGGCGCCCTGAGAATGAGCCGGACGCGCCGATAGAAGAACTGGCGACGTAGACAAAGCAGCTTTCCTGGTAGAGGCTGCCATCGAAGCTCATAGCCGTCTGAACGCCCAAGCCCGAGACTGTTGCGCCATTCTCACCGCTAACCGAGAAAGAGACCTCTCGATTGCCGAAAGTCACAAAAGTTACACGAATGCTGGTCTGAAGCTCGACAAAGCTCGTGCTGGATGTCGAGGGTACGGTGCTAAATTGGCCAATGCCCGTTTTGGTCTGAGGATTGAACCAGGATGCCACCAGACGATTGGCACCACTGTCCGCGAACTGGGCGCTGCCATTCGTGTAGATCAACCCGACCAGCGACCGCGTATTGTCGCCATTCTTGATCTCCACCCCCACATTGCCGGCCGTCGTGTCGGTGGCATGGCTGGTGGCGCTGAAGTCGATCGTCAGCGTGCCGGAATTATTGAACAGATAGACATAATACAGCGTGCTGGCCGCAAGGTTCTGCGCCGCCGTGCCATTGACGTAGACATTGGTGTTGGCGGCATTCACCCCGCCGGACGGAAGCGAATAGAGAACGCCAGCAATGACGACCCCGCTGCCACCAACCGGCGCAAGATGCAGTGCCGTCGCCGATGCATATTGCAGCTGGCATTGTCCGGGCGCGAGTGTCACCCCGTTTCCGAGCGCCGAGGCGCTCCAGAACCATTTACTCACGCCATCGTTACGCAAAATCAACAGCGGCAACGCGGTGACCTGCGCGATCGGAAAACTGCCGCCTACCACCGTGTCCGAACTGCCTGCACCAGACCCGGGCTTGTTGATGGAGACGGTGTGTGCGGAGCTATCGATCCGCAGGAACGTAAAGTCCAGCGGCGTGATGGTCGCGTTCGTGGCGCTGGAGCCGGCGGCGGTCTGCGTCGTGCCAGCGGCGGCGGCCGCGGCGCAGGTGGTGAAGGTCACGTTGCCAAGGGTCGCATCCACCACGATCAAACCGGCATTCGCCGGCGTGAGCGTGACGCTGGTACCGCCCGATCCCGCGACGACGTCAGTGTAGTTGGCGCTAGCGAGCGCGAGAACGGAAACCAACGCCTGGATGACATTGGCCTTGTTGGCGGTCTGGCCCGTCGTGGTGGCCAGGTTCATCAGCTCCGCCAGGATCGCGTTGCCCATGTCGGGGTCGCTGATCGTCGGCGCCGTGGTCTGCGTTCGGTCGTTGTTGAGGTAGCCTGGCGCTGTCGTGACATTCGGCGCCGGCCGCGTCGTCAGGGCGCCGCCATTATCGGAAAGCTGCATCAGAAAAATCCCACCGTCAGAAGTCCGTGAAATTCACTTGGGTGTGCCCCGGCGCAAGGCGCTGGATCTCGCACTGGATTGGGCCGTTTGCGATCTGCCAGTACGGCTCACCCCATGACGACACGCCCCACTCAAAATCGAACGCAGCCTGGTTCTGCAAGGTCACCAGCCACACATAGGCCCAGGACGCGTTGCGCCAGGGCGTGCCCCACACATCCACACCCCAACGCCAGGGTGCGTATTCGGTTGTCGAAACGGAGCCGCCGAGGTTGTTCGCCAGTTCCTGGAAGTACGGGATCGACTGCCCGCCCGTGGCGGCCAGCCGCGCCGCCACCGCGGCCTGCCGGGCCGCGGTCACCGGGTTCGCACCAAGGCATGGATCCGGTAGCTCCAGCACTCTCTCCCAGTCCGGCAGCAGCTCGACCGACGTCGGCGGGAAGGCCTCCACCTCGGTCAGCTGCGCGGCCCGCGCATGAAACGCCGCCAGAACGTTGCCAACCGCGCGCATGAAGCCCTGGAACACGCCGCCCACCAGCCGCGGCCACGCCAGCCCGCGCGGTGGCAGCTTCTCTGCCATCACGTCCTGGAAGTCGGCCTGCGACAGGCCCGCATAGTTCGTCGGCTGCATCAGTCGAACGTGCAGCTGCCCACGGTCGGTAGCTGCCCGATCGAGGTCGCGATGTTATCGGTCGGGCTCAACACCAGCGCGCCAGAGCATTGCGGCACTGCGCGGACGGCGGACTGGATATCAGCCAGCTCGACCGTGCCGCCGGTCACCAGCGGGCCGGTCGTGTTCAGCACCGCTGCCGCCCCTTCCTGCAGCAGCACGGCGCCGATCGCCGCCTCCACCGCGCTCTGCTGGGCAGACGGCACGTATTTCAACGTGAAGTTCGTTGGCACCAAGGTCGGTGCGATCGAATACACCAGCGCCGTGGCCGGCCGGCACGCGCCCTTCACCGCATATCGCCCGACGAAGATCCAGTTCGCGACGGTCAGCAGATCCTCCGTCGCCGGCGTCGCCCGCGTCTCTCCGCTCGCGACGCCGTTGGTTCCCTGTGGCACGCCGTTTTCGGTGGCGTTCGCCACGTCGAACATCGTGTAGACGGCAATGGTCCCCGGCCCCATCCACAGTGGCGCGCACCAGGCACGCGTGACGCCCGGCACCTCGAGCGCCCATTCGATGTAATCGAAGGCGTCCCCGCCCTGCGGCGGCTGCCGGAACAATTGCATGTAGCGCGCGACGAACGCCTCATTCGTTTCGGGCGCGGTGCCGTTGGTGATGTCGGCCGCGACCGTGATGCCATTGCCGTTGATGCCAGGGATCCCCTGCACCAGCGTCAGCGCGGCACCAGCGGCACAGTTCCACTGCGTGCCATCACTGTCCACCGCCGGCAGCACGGCCTTGATCGGAACGTTGCTGACCGTGCCGCCAGTTCCAGTATTGGCCGCCGCCGTCGTAGCGAACACGATGTTGGGCTGGAGCTGCATCTGCGTGCCCGAATCGATCGGAATATTCGGCAGGCAGTCCGCGAAGTTTGCTCCGCCAGTGGCCGGGTTTGGCCCTTTCGGGTTCGCGCCCTTTAGTGAACCCCACCGGTTCGAGTACGGCGCGATCGCCGTATCCGGCATCAGGGCATTATCGATCTGCCAGTCCAGGTAGGCATATTCGCCATCGATCGCGGTGGCGATCGTGATTGACGCGACGCCCAGGTTGGACCGCCGCGGGGCAGCATCCGCCCCAGGGATCAGGGCGGCGAACGCGGCCCTGATCTGCGCGATCGTCTGAGCGACCGCGGGACGCCAGAATGATGACATATCGGAACCCGACCGGTGTCTTGCAGCTTACCGGACGCGCCGCGCGCCGATGAAGCCGCCAGGATTGAGAGTGGAAACCGTGAAGGAGGCCTTCACGCTGAGATAAACGGTCGTTGTGGTCGACAGGCTCAACCGCATGCGCCCGACCGAAAAAGTCGGTGCATTATTGCTTGCCGCGACGGGGAAGGCAGCGATGGCGCCGCCGTTTGGCGTGCCAGAGCCACTCGGAACCGTGGCAGAACTGGTATTGATCCAGCCGATAACCTCAGTGACCACAGTGGACACGCCAGCGGCGAAGTTGACGTTACCGTAGACATCCCAATCGCCCGCCGTCAGGGAGATGCTGGTGACGTCGGCCGGCGCGTTGTTGCTGAGGTTCGTGCCGCTGCCGGCATTCACCGACGACTGAATGAACTCGCCGATATCACCGGCCGGCGCGTTGTTGTTCGACGTGGTGCCCTCAAGCACAACCGTTCCGGTTGCAATCAGGGTGGTAAATTTGCCGGCAGCCGGGGTTGCGCCACCGATAATGCTTCCATCGATCGTTCCGCCTTCAACCGTTGGATTCTGGATGACCCCCCCGACGGCGTCCACCTTACCTGAAAAGAAGCTGTTCCACTCATCAGCGGTGGGCACTTCGCCGTTTACCAGGCCAGGATTGCTGTCCGACATACCTTAGACCCCCCCACCCAGAACGATGCCCGACATCGAAACAGCCCCTCGCGTCATGTCCCACAGCGATTCGTATTGCCGGTTGATCGTTCCGCCGGCGGCGGATAATTGCGCAATCTGGTTGACGATGCGCATCGCTCCCCGCCGTGGGAAGGTCGGCAATGGTGTGTTCACCACCGCGGCCACGCCATCATCCACCATCCATTGCAGTGCTTCCTGGCAATAGGTCTGGGCAAGCTGCGCGGTCTGCAAAATCTGCAGCGATCGTGACAGCAACCACAGGCGCGAGCCGATATGGTCGGGCTGGCCGCCAGATAATGGCGGCAGATAGGCATCGCCACCCCAGCCTCGACGGTCACCATTTCCTGCAGGCAGAACATCGTCGGCGTTCGCGAGGCGATCGGTCCAGAGCGAGATCGCGACGGCGGTATCCAGCCCATCGTCGGTCAGCAGGTCGCCGCTGACGATCGCCCAGTCGAGCACGCTGGTGATGATCTGCGGCGACTGCGGCGGCACACCGATCGCGCTTTCGCCGATCACAAAGCTGCCGATCGCGCCGCCGATCACCGGCGCCGCCTGTGCCAGCGGCACGAGAACCGTCGCAATATCCATGTCAGCCCAACACGTGGCCGTTGGCGGTGATTTCGCCTGCGACGCCCGAGATCGCGACGGATCCCGTCGCACCCAGCGTGAGATTTCCGGTCACGTTCAGCCCCAGATTGCCACCGCCAATCCCGGTGAACGTGATCGACTTCGCCGACAGCGTGATGTCGCCGTTCGATGCCGTAACCGAAACATTTCCCGCCGCCGCCGCAAGCGAGATGTTTCCCGCCGCCGCCGTGACGGCGACATTACCAGCGGTCGCGGCGACGTTGATGTTGCCTACAGCCGCCGTGACGTCGATATCGTCCAGCGGCGCGGTCACTTCGATCTTGTTCTGACGCAACACCACCTGGTTGCCGCGATTGTTCCGGAAGCCGATCTCTCCCGCCTGCAGATCGGGGATCCGCAACGCCGGGTCATCCGCGCCCACCGCCACCTTGTGATCGGCCGAGCCATTGACCTTGAAGTAGATGTAATCCGCCGTCTCGCCGGCCGGGATCGCCGACATGCCATAGGGTAGCATCAGCTCGATATTCAGGTGCTGCTCGCCGAAGAAGCCGGCGCCCTGCAGCATCGTGCGCTGGCCACCCTTGTTGTAGCCGGCCATCACAACCTTGCCACGCACCACCTGGGTGCGGATCGCTGCCCAGATGCGGCGGAAGGTCTCCTCGCTCACGTCGGTGCCCCGCTGGTCACGTTGATGATCCCGGTCCATTGACCGCCACCGCCGGTGCCCTTGCCCTTGGCCCGCTTGGTGGGATCAGGCACGAACGCGGACGGCGGCTGCACGGTCAGGTCCGCGTGGCGGCCTTCCGCTCCATCGTCGGTGAAGACGAACTCGCCGATCAGCAGGTCCGTGTTCAATGCCAGCCGCGGCACGTCGCATGCCACGAGCTGGTTACACCGCCACAGCGCACCCTTGGCGCGCCAATCCGGCACCGAAAGGGTCGCCTTGATCCCTTCACCCAGCCGGTGGGCCGCTTCCCAGTTGACGCGCAGCTGCGCGGAGTCGGCCAGCGATGCAGATTCCGCGATGCCGGACCATGGCCGGTAACGAGGCACACCCGGGTCATAGGCGGTGGCCACTACCGCATTCTGCACCGTAGTATCGGTCACCGCGATGCCGGCCTGACTGTGCACGGTGTACTTGCTGTAGCGCTGATGGCCATTCAGGGCGCCGTTGGCTCGAAACACATTCCCACCCTGGCCCATCACCAGCGGAGACGGCGCCCGCACGGCGCCGACCGTGGCCAGCACTAGGTTCCCGGCTTCGTCATCGGTCAGCAGAATCCCGCGCTGGCGCGCCAGGCGCTCGATGTAGGCGAAACCCTTCTCGGCCCGCTCGAACGTCGCGTCCGGGAATGGGTCCCCGACGTTGACGCCGGGTCCCACCACCACGCCGATGCCGAAGGCCGCGCACACCGAGCGTGCGATGGCATCAATCGTGCAGCCATTAAACTGATTGGTGGTGAACTCCGGCATGCAGTCCACCAGGTCCATCACCTTCGACCGGCCTGTGATAATCGTGCGGGTGGATTTGGCATCGATCCGCACGCTGATATTGTCCACATAGCCGGTCAGCACCAGGTCATCGTCATCCTTGATGACGCAGGGCATGAACGGCAGGATCGTCGGGATATATTCCCCAGGCGTTTCGAATACGAAATCCGAGCAGGCCCGCTTCAACCCACGCGTCACGCGCGCGCTCATCCAGGTGCGGTGCACCTGTCCGTCACAGAACAACCTGACGGTCATTGCGCGAGGTATTCAACCGTTTGCGGCATGAACAACGGGTGCGGTGCCCCGTTGCGCTGTACCAACGTGTCAGCCTGGCTGCCGTCCTGGAACAGGCGTTGCGCCAGCACCAGCGCCGGCATCGGCGCCGGCGTGGTGTAGGTCGCCAGCAGCGGGAGCTGCTTCGCGTTCTGCGTCAGCTGCGTGACCATCGCCACCAGGGCCGCGCGCCAGGTCTGGATCAGCGGATCATTGCCTGCGGCGGCATCGATCTGCGCCACCACCAGGCCATAGGCCTGCGAGCGGGCGGTATCGACGTCCTGGGAGGCGGTAAAGCTGGTCTGGGCATACAGCTGCAGGAGCGCGGCCGTGGCGGCGCCCTGCACGAGCTGGCCCAGCGCTGTGGCATTCGTTGCCAGCTGCCCCGTGGCACTTGCGGGGGCCAGCGTGATGGCGCCGCCGGCGATCGCCCCCAGGCCGTAGCTGGGGTCCGTGGGCAGCTCCGGCAGGCGGGAGCTGTCCTGGTAACCGGGAGGTGCCGTGGGATCCACGGTGGAGACGATAACGTTGGCGGCGGTGACGATCGCCACGACGTAATCCTGAAACAGACCGGTCAGCACCTCGGCGTAGCCGACCGTATCGTCATAGGCGACGGCCGCCAGTGTGACGATGTCCTGCGCCACCGACAGCACGCCGGCTTCGGCGGTCAGCACCACGCCGAGCGCGGTCTGCACGGCGGTGAACATCAGCTCCGTCGCCGCCTGGACGAAGGCAAAGGCGCCGTCGAACGCATACAACCCGCCGTTGAAGGCATCGGCGAGCTGGCTGAACACATCGTCCGCCGCATCGAAGGCGATGGAAGCCGTGTCGGGCGACGGCGTCGGCTGCGCCGGGCCACCTTCCTCCACGAAATTGCATTCAAAGAAGGCGGCGCGGCCCTTTTCCGACAGCTCCTTAATCGGGCAGGGGAACTCGGCGTAGACCTGTAGCTGGCCACGGTAGGGGTGCACCAAGGTGCCTGGGCCATCCTGGTCGAGCGCCTGTTCCAGCGCATCCCGCTGATCCATGTAGTCATCGCCGGCGACGTAGAGCTGCAGACGCCAGGTCTTGATGCCGCGGCCCAGGGGCTGCACCTGCGGCTGGTCGCTGTCGGGGAATTCAAACTTGGCCAGGCGCTGCCCAGCCGGGTTCGAAACGTCCCGGCACAGGAACGGGATGCCGCGGAAGGATCCCGGCTGCAGGTTCTGGCGCCAGTCGCCGAACAGGCCGACGCCGGCGGAGGATGTGAAGTCGCTCATCCCGGCACCATCGCCTCGCCGATATTGATCTGTGGCGGATCCGCGCTGCCGCGACTTTCGGTCGAAACCCGCGCGGGCGGCAAATTCAGGAAGTCAACGGTCACTTTGGTTTGACCCTGCGGCCCGTTCGCTAGCGCGGCGCCAGCGGCGGCTGCCGCCCCGGGCAACGTGGATAGCGGTGGCTGGACGCCAAGACGAAGCGGATCGTGGCGATGACGGAAATCTTCCGCAGAAGGAGATGCCGAATGGTCCATCCCAAGTTTTTGCCCAATCCAATCGAGTGGATGCTCGATACTCCGTACAATTGGCTCGATACGCTTATATGCGCTCTCGAAGATGCTCGCGATGTCAGCCAACAACGTTGTGAAGAACCCCTTGAGGTCCGACCAGTGCGCGTAGATCTCCGCTGGGATCGCAATGAATGGCGCGATGGACGCACCGATTATCTGCACGCCGGTCTTTGCCCAACCGGGCAATGAGTTCCACAGATCCTCGAAAAATCCCTCGACCTGATTCCAGTGCTCATACAACTCGTAAGCCGCCACACCAAGGGCAGCAACCGCTAGGACAGCAACACCGAGAGGGTTGGCGTCCATCGCTACATCAAGCGCCACCCACACATCCCGGAAGCTTTCGATAGCTGGAACCAACGTCGCGAACGACACAAGCAGCTCCGCGACCGGAAAGACTACGAACTTGGCGGCTACTCCCGCCACTGCGCCACCAAGTTGCATGAACGCCGCGATCTCCGGCGCCAAACTTATGGCCGCAACCACACCGATGGCGGGTCCGATGCCACCAAGTTTATCGACCACCAAGGCCGCCCCCGCACCGATCTCATGGAGATCATGCCCGATAGCCTTCCAGTCGATTTCCTTTATCCTTTCGGAAAAGTATTTCACCGACTCGCCGATCTTCGTCGCGATCCATTCGCGGTTTGCATTCAGCCAATCCCGCATTCCTTCGAGAATCGGCGTCAAGGCAGGCAAGAGCTCATTGCCGATCGCGACCTTCAGGCCGTCCACCGACGCGGACATCGCCTTATACTGGTCCATGAACTCATGGCCGGAACGGGTTTGCGCGGATGTCAGCGAAATTCCCGCCTCAGCCGCTTCGCCGAGGGCCTTCTTCAGCCCTTCTGGCCCCTGCTCGAATAGCGGCATTAACTGCGCGCCTTGCCGCGCGCCGAACAGCTTCGACATCATGTCGGTGGCGAGCTGGATATGACCGCCATCAACAAGATGCTTCACCTCAGCCGCAACCGCCTTAAGTGCATCACCCGTATTGACCAGGTGGCCTGGCGCGTTGGTGAGCCCCATCCGGGTCAAGATGGTCTGCACATCCTTCGCCTTGCCAGCCGCCGCTTCGTTGATGTTCCGGTTCAGATAAGTGAAGCCCTTATCAAGCTGCTGAACATCAACGTTCACCAGCCCCGCGGCATAATGCCATCCGGAGAGCGTCTCCGTCGCAATTCCCGTCATGCCGGCGCCGATATCCAGCTGCTCGGCGAATTCGGCCGTAGACTTCGCCATCTCAACGAGGCCCGCTACACTTCCGGCGGCTCCCAGTGCCGCGAGCGGACCGGCAATCTCGAGTACCGCCTCACCAAGATGGCGGACTTGCTCGAATGCCTTTTTCGCGTGCTCCCCGATCCGCTTCAGCCCGACTTCCTCGGCCAGTTCACTAACGCGCGAACTGATCTCGCGCAGCGGCGCGCCCATCGCCTCAAACCGCGCATTGATCTGGTGGATCGGCTCCGCCGTGCGGTCCAACACCGTGATGATCGCCCGAAGGGTCTGATCGGAGGCCATCAGTTATCCCTTCACATTTTCAGAAAGGCGCCGTGCCTGTTCATGAAGTAGCAACAGATCCCGCTCGGGGAGCGCCATGACAGCGAACGGGTCCATGCGCCAGAACCAGGCGATGTCGAAACAGTCGTTAATTAGGCGGTGGGCTGGGATATATTCGCGGCCGCCCCACGGCGGTTGAGTCTCGTAAAACCCACCAAGATCATCGCCATCTCATCGAAGTCAGCTGGGTGAAGGGTATCGATCGCCGGGCCAGGGAGCGGCGGATCGCATACCTTCATCAGAAGCTGCGCGCAGGCCTCATAATCTGCCTTTATGCCGCCGTTGATGATCAGATATGGCTGACCACACTGGCGCAGCTCCATCGGCGTCGGTAGGCGCAGCGTGACCTCGGTGACCTGTTGGTCATAGGCGGTCACCGGAGTCGCAAGTGTATGCTTACGAGTTATCGTATCGGGCATACTTCAGTCCTTTCTCGTTATGAAGAGAGCTGCTCGTAGCAGCTTGCACCACCAAACTTGACTTTGATTTCACCCTTTTCGGTGTCGTCTGCCACCTCACCCCAGGTGCCTGCCTGCTGAAGCGTGTATTGCTTGCCATTGGACAGCTGGGCTAGGACGGTTGCCCCGCGGATCCGCGAGAGCTGCTGCACAGACAGACCGCCACTGTCGCTCAATGTCCCTTCGATGTAGGGCACGACGGCCTTTTCGGTGTAGGTGATGGTTCGATCCTGATTGGCGATCCACTCTGCCTCCGTCATGTTCGGCTGCACTTTCAACTGACCGCGCAGCTGATATTGCAGACCGTTGAACTTGAGGAACGCGACGCCGCCAGTGGGGCCGACAGCCATGGGTGATGCTCCTTTTCAGGGACGGGTGGTGCGGATTACGCCGCGATCGGTGTGGGCGGAACGACCAGGCGGAACTGGTTGATCACCGCGATCATACGCAGGCCGCCGACCATGATCGGATTGTCCAGCACATCCATCCGGTTCGGGTTCGCGCCGTTGATCTGACATTGCGGCCCGTAGTCATTCGCCGCCTGCACCACACATTGCAGGTCGCCGCCCGGGCACATGCGCGCATATTCGGCGATCAGCTCCGATTCCATCACCTTGGGGGTAACGATCGTTGGCGTGTTGGTGCCGAAATTACCCTGCTGGCCGAAGCTGGTGCCATCGGCCGCCAGCACCGCGCGCGGGAACTTCTGCGTCAGGTTCGCCTTCTGGTCGCGCACGTAATACATGAACTGGAACATCGTGGTGGCATACAGATAGCTGCGATCGGTCTGTCCCCAGGTGTTCAATTGATAGGTGGTGACCGAGGCCATGATCGAGGCCGAGTTGTCGTTGTTCGGCATCATCAGTGCGATGCCGGTCTGCAACAGCGCAGTTTGCGTGGCAAACAGGAACCGATTGCCGTAAGGCGCGGCGAGGATGTCCACCAGCGGCAATGTCTGTTCCGGCTGCGAGACACCCGCTTTTGAACCGGCACCGAAAGATGCCATGTTGGCGGCAGCGATATCGAAGGTGGCGTGCGGGCAGGCCTGTTCGTATCCAACCACGGTCAGGTGCGGATCGTTCCTGGTAGCGCCGAAGGTCAGAAGGTCCGATCCGCTGAAGCCGGCAGTGGACTGATAGGCGCTCCACACATGGCCATAGAGCTGCTGCGCGTAGCTCCAGCGGCCACTGGTGAAGGACATCATGGTCTGCAGCTCATTAAGCTGCGTCGACTCGTTGTAGCCGGCCTCGGCGATGAAATCGTAAGCGACCGGCCCCAGCGCGGCCGCGACGCCGGCGAGATCCGGATCTGTCGCGCCGCCGGTCATCGCAACGACCGTGGCACCGACGCCGGCGGGCAGCACCTCGCCATTCGCAGAGCCGTAGAAGTTCAGCGTCAGGCCGATCGTGTTGCCGATCGTGCCCTTATTCCGGGCGGTGAAGTCCACCTGATAGTTGTGCGTGCCATCGATCGCGGCCGTGGCCGGCAGCACCATGCCACGTGGATCGATGTAGGCGGTAACCGCTGCCACCACGGCGGTGGCGATCTGCTGCGCCGTCATGCCGGAGATCACGCCGACCTGCAGTTCGCGCCCGTTCACCATCAGGAAGATCGTGCCATTGGCGGTGGCCGGCCCAGTGAAGGCAATACTGCCCGCCGCGGCAGCCGAGCTATTGGCGTCAGCCAGCGGATAGGCCCAGAGCTGCGCCTCGTTGTCGTTGGCGTAGACCTTTGCTGCCATCAGCGCCAGCTGCGATCCGGCCCCGAAATAGTTGGCTGCCCACATCGCGGATGGCACATAGGTGGCGACTGCTGCAACCGTGTTGATGCTCTGGCCAATGATCAGATTCTTCTGCGGCGCGTTGCCGGCGACGCCGGCGGCCGAGTTGTTGAACTCGATGTAGTACAGCGGCGGCTGCGGATTGGCCGAGGAGATCTGCTGGAACTCTTGGGCGATCGAAGCACTCATGGCGCGCTGCGCTCCTACTCTGAAAGGTTGAGCTGGGTTTCGGCCGCCGCCCACACGGCGATTCCGTAGCCGTCGCCGGCGACGTAGGCCTGTGAGCCGACGGTGATTGTGAAGGTCAGGCCGCCGCCGGCAAATTGAGTGCCGACCGTTCCGGCTCCGGCCGACGTGCTGTCGGGGTTGGTGACGGTGAAGGACGTGGCCGAGGTGAAGGCCACGGCGTAAGTGCCAACCTGTACGCCGCCGCCGACGGCGACTGCCGAGATCGTGCCGTTGCCTTGGTTGCCGTTGTTTGCCTTGGCGACAGCCTGCGCGCCGATCGTGGTCGAGACTTCGGTCAGTGCCGGCGTGGCTGTGACAGTCGCGAAATTGAACGTTTCGCCATAGATCACGTCGATAGTCACGGCATCGTTGCCGGCGATGCGCTGACCCTCGCCGTCCAGCATCGCCTTGCTCTGCAGCTTGCCGAAGCCCTGCACCAAGGGCTGACCACCGTTGACCGCGGTGGCCTGGGTTGCCAGGCCGCACAGCAGCGCGTTCTTTACGGCATAGGTCAGCGCCGCGAGCCGGGCATCGACGGTTGCCGCGATGGCATCGGACGATGGGACGCTGGGCAGCGTGGCTTGCGCCGCCGGGCTGCGGGTTTCGACGCGGGCTTCCACAACCAGCATGGTGGTCGTCTTGAACTGTGGCGATGTGGACTCACCGGAGAGGCTGTCGCTGTCTTCCTCCCAGCCATACACCAGCAGCTGGTTGGGCATCGGCGCCGCGCCCGGGGTTGGCGATTGCGAGGGCCAGGTCTGCCCCACAAACACCTGTGCGCCGGGTAGGGGGGCGAAGTCCGGATCGGTTTCGGCGAGCGCCGCCGCGGCGCCCAGCGCGTTGACGGCGGCGATGCACAGCATGGTGCGCGCGGCGGTCATTGCGTAGCTACCTGACGCAGCGACAGCCGCACGATCGCCTGGCCCACGGCATCCACCTTCAGTTCGCCACGCAGGGCAGGATGCGCGCTGGCGGCCCGCACAACGGCTGCAGCGGTCTGCGCCGGGCTACTACCCGGCACCAAGGGCACGCGCAGCACGTGACCGCCCACCTGCAGCTTCATGTCACCGCCCCAGGACCGGCCGGTGATGCAGAAATCCGCGACGTCCGGGGCACGGTGCGGCGTCGCGCCCAGCGCCAGAGGCGCCGCGCCGCAGAGCAGGTCGTTGCGTGCCATCAGGAGATCGGGGCCTCGGAAAGGTGCAGCGTGATCAGGCCTTCGCCGTCAGGCCGCTGATCGGTGATCAGGTAGGCGATGCCACGCACGGTGAATGTGCCGCCCTGGGCGATGGTGATGCCCCGCGGGACCTGGCTGGCGCGGATATCCAGCTCTGGCCGGCGGCTGGTCAGCCCCGGCGCCTCGCCGCCGCCGAACAGGGTGTTCGACGGGATGCGAAAGATGCCGTCGATCGAGCTGGCCGCGCCGCCATCCGATGGCACATAGCTCGGCACCGGCTGGCCGCGATTTCCTTCGCTCCACACCGCGAAGTTCGGCGCCAGAACCTGGGCGTCCAGGTCAATCATCGTCAGCCCGCCAGATGCTCGGCTTCGGCTTCTGCCGGTGCTGCGGCTGCCTGTTGGGCCGCCGCCTTCTCGGTCTCGGCCTTCGCCAGGTCGGCTGCCGCCTTGCGCTGCTCGGCCGTCTCGACGTGCCCAACTGCAAGCATTGTGGTGGCATGGCCGGTTGGCACCGGCACGCCGCGTTCCTGATCCGTGAAGCCATGCACGCCGCCCGGAAGGAACAGCGTCACGCCCTTCTTCGGAAACACCGTTGTCGTGGTGGTCATGATAACTTCCTCCGCCAATCAAGCCAGGTGCAGATCAGTCAGCGGTGGAGTCCATCGTTCCCGACTGGAGGGTCTCCGGCCGCGTGCAGATGTGCAGCGCGAACGAATCCATCTCCAGCCCAACATGCTCGTTGCGTTTGGTGTCCGGGATGATCCGCACATACTCGGGCTTACCCAGCGTGTTGATCCAGTCGAAGCTGTCGGCCGGCGCCATCACTTTTTCGAAGATCCCGGGCGCGAAGCGCGGTGCGAACTTCACCTTGTTCGACGGGATCGAGATCGAACCGCCCCCGGTATATTGATTGCCGCCGGCACTGACGTTGTAAATGCCGTTGGTGGACTGGCTTGCGACCACCGAGCTCGCGAGAGTGAAGCTGACCCCGACACTCACGCTGCCGATGGTGGCCCCAGCCGGAATGCCTGGGCCGCTGACCTGCATCCCCTGCACGGATACTTCCTTCCCCAGCACCGTGTAAGCCGACTGGATGCCGGAGCACGCGATCGTTCCGCTATTCGCGGTCGCCGTGCCCACCAGGCCGACCACATCATCAGAGCCGCGGTAATTGACCCAGTCGATACCGCCCCAGTTAAATACCTCGAACGCCAGGTTCTGCCGCAGCTCCTGCGCCTGCATCCAGTTCAAATACGTGCTGCGCACTTCGGGGGTGGAGATCAGCGCGTCAAAGAACGCATCGCCACACAAAGCGACGGCGCGGGACCGCCCCTCGATCCAGGATCCCTGCGCCGCGCGCTTCATATTGCGCACCACCTGGTTGCACAGAGACCGCAACCCCGCGATGCCGTTCGTAACATACTGCGCCTGCAGGTTCGCGAAGTTGAACGGGATTTCCTGCGGCTGCGCGATGCCGAATTCCTGGAACCAGTTGTGCAGCACACTGCCGTCCGAATCCAGCAGCAGCCCCTGGATCGCCGCCAGCTTGTGATACTCCTGCGTGTAGCGGACGTTCGACCGCAAGCCGGTCGGACCGACCAGGCGCCGTCCGACCTCCGTCTGGACCTGCATCAGTTCGGTTTCAGAACCGAATTCACGAATCGTGGCGATTTCCTCGGCATAGATCGTGTCCTGCATACCGATTCGGGGCACGTTGAACCCACGCGCCTGCCGGCGTTCCATGGTGCGCTGTGTGCGCGGCGCGCCCCGATCGAGGAAATTCAGGATCACAAGCTGGCCCTGGCGCTGTTCGACCATAGCGACCTTGGTGCGGATCGGCTTGTCATCGAACAGGGCCAGGGATTCGATACCCTGAGGCAGATAGGGAACGCGCTCGATCGCGCTGGTCAGCTGGATCGTGGTGAACGGATCCGAGTGGAAGATATCGAGAGACGCCATCAAAGTTCCTCCGATAGGGCGGAAGCGCGCTGGCGCGCCGCCAGGGGTTTGGCGGCCAGGCGGCCGCCCCATGGGTGCTGAGATTAGCGGACGATGACGCCGATCGCCGCGAGCTGGGCGTTGATCGCGGCGATCTGCGCGGCTGTGACGGAGGCGGGATAGATCAGCTCCGAACCATTCACTTCGCAGGCGCGATCGAACACCGTGACCTTGACGTTGCCACCTGATGCATCGGTCTCGTTTGCCAGGATCGCGGCCGCAATTTGGGTGCCGTCGGCCGCCAGAAGGTTCTGCGGCGTGTAGAGACCGACATTGGCGTTGGTGGCGAGCGCGATCGTGCCGCCATCGCCAACCGCCGCCGGCGTGCCGCCGGCGGTGATGGTAAAGCCAAGGCCTCCCGCCGCGAACGCGGTCCCGGTGTGACCTTCGCCCACCAGTTCCCCGTTCGGATAGAAGACGTTGAAGACGGTCGCGGCGCTGAACTCGATCGAGTAGGTCCCTTCCACCACGCCCTGGCTGACCGTGATCGTGCCGCAAGTGAAATTGCCGGTGTTGCCGCTGTTCGCGGCGTAGGTTGCCGAGCTGCCGTCCTGCACTTCACCAAGGATCGTTCCTGCCGGCAGCACGGTGTTGGGCGGCAGGGTCGGCGTCGTGTTCCCCGCGGACAGCAGGCTGGTGATGACGACGTTCGTCCCGATGGCGATCGGCGTGGCGTTCTGCAGCACCTCCGCACCCGATGCCGTGGCGGCGTAGGCATTCCATCCTGTCGCACCAGCAGCTGCGCCTGGGGACGTGATCGTTACCTCGCCGGTCGGCCCAGTAAC